GTTCAACAGCAGGTTATATTGCAAAACTTAATACAAACGGTGTTTTAGATACATCCTTTAATGCTGGATCATTAGGGTTTAATGGTGTAGGGAATGGATTTGATAATTTAGTATGTTCAATTATAAATTTAATAACATAAACATATGAAACTAACACTAAAACAATTTTTATTTGGTAAACGTATTACAGCCGTTGATATAGTTAATGGATTTGATTTAATCATTAACGTATACGTTGATGGAGCATGTTACGGCTTAAACATTGATACTTCAAACGTACCTGCAGGCACACTTTTAACTACGCGTGAAGATTTTGACGTTGTAGGAGATATTCTTTCTGTAGATGGCATTTCACTTGACGTGTCTAAAACAGAAATGCTTGGATAATTCAAACATTTTTATTATAATATCAAGAAAAGGTTATCATGACTCGAAAACTAGATAAAGAGCATTTAGATGAAATTATGCAACTTCGGAATTCATACAATGAAAATGCATTAGAATTAGGAAATTTATCAATTGAGTTTACAATTCAAGAACAACGCATAACTATGTTAAAAAACGAACAAATGCGGTGTATGGATGTATATTATGAATTACGAAAACAAGAAACAAATTTGCTAGAAAAAATGCGGGAACGATATGGAGAAGGTGAAATTAATATTCAAGATGGAACATTTACTCCAACTACATGAGTTTTGAATACAGAAAAACATATTTATAAAAAAATTATAGGAGTATAAATGGCAGAAAGACAAATTGGCGCAGGAATAGTTTCGCCGGGTGTTTTTACAAAAGAAATTGATCAATCATTTTTACCAGGAGCAGTTGCACAAATTGGTGCGGCAATTATTGGTCCAACTGTAAAAGGTCCTGCACTGGTACCTACACAAATAACATCATTTACGCAATTTACGTCCGTATTTGGATCATTTACTGATGATTCATATATTCCATACGTTGTACAAGATTATTTACGAAATGGAAACGTAATTACGGTAACTCGTTTATTATATGAAGATGGATACAAATTAACAAATGGTGGATTAGCAATCGTTGCACAATCCGGATCTTTTAAAGTTGTAACTCATGTATTACATCCAGTTCAAGCTGTAACTACAAATGGTTCAAGCAACGTATTTGAAAATTCATTTATTTCATCTTCAACGGCAGGAACATTTGCAATTCAAATTTCGGGGTCATATTCAGCACCTGCTAATAATGCAATTGGATTTGGAGGTTCATTTGTTGCTAATTTAAATACATCAATTTCAGCATCAATTGTATCTACTCAAAACAACTATGTATCTAAGGTATTTGGAACTTCACCAAAATCAACGGATTATCCAGTATACGTTCAATATGAAAATGTTAATGCATCTGCATTATTTGCAAATTTATCTGCAGTATCAATGTCATTAGAAAAAATTTCAAATTATGAATTTTTATCAGATTATGCAACAGCTGAAACACCATGGGTAACCTCACAAAAAATTGGAAATCTTACTAAAAATTTATTTAAATTTTATACATTATCACATGGAACATCGGTAAATTCGGAAGTAAAAATTGGTATTCGAGATATCAAATTATCAACCGAAACTGGCGATCCTGCAGGATATGGTTCATTTACCGTTGAAGTTCGACGAGTAAATACATTATCACCATCTCCAGGAATTCCTAATACTCCATATGTATCACAAGATACTGATAAAGTGCCAGATCTTGTAGAAACATTTTCCAATGTTAATTTAAATCCAAATTCATCTAGATATATAGGAAGAATTATTGGAAATCGATATCAAACCGTAACTGATAATGGTATAATTGTAATTAATGGCGATTATTCAAACAATTCTCAATTTATTCGTGTAGAAGTAGATCAAGCAGTTGAAAATTCAACAATTGATAAAACATTGATTCCATTTGGATTTCGTTCGTTGTCTGCACCAATACCGATGGTATCGGGTACATTAAATTTATCGGCAGTATCATATAAAACATCGCAAGTTGTTAATTCAGAATATAGTTCTAAAAATTATTTTGGTTTTGATTTTACAACACAAAACAACATAAATTATTTAGCTCCGATTCCAACATCAGGATCAGTGACGGGTAGCAATGTAGATTTTTATTTAGGTGATGTATCTCAAGATGCACAAGCTGGATTTCCATCATTAACTGCAGCATACAGTGGATCGTTACAAACTTCACTAATTAATTCAACATTTACAAACAACGTTGCACCATCTACTAGAAAGTTTATTATACCATTTCAAGGAGGTTTTGATGGAGCACGTCCAAATTTACCAAAATATTCCGGAGATAATATTGCATCAACTAATACATTTGGATTTGACTGTTCAACATCAACGTCTACTGGTACTAAATCATATAACAAAGCGTTTACGTTGTTAAGTAATACTGATTATTATGATATCAACATGTTGCTTACGCCAGGAATTATTGATAGTTTACATTCATCGGTTACTTCGGCGGCTCGAGATCTTGCAGCATCTCGACAAGATACATTTTACATAATGGATTCAAATGCATTAACGGATTCAATTTCAACGGTAACATCTCAAATAATTAATATTGATGATAATTATACAGCAACATATTGGCCTTGGGTTCGAATTATAAATCCTAGTAAAAATATACCATTATGGGTACCACCATCGGTAGTTGTCCCAGGTGCATTATCATTTAATGATGCAATTGCAGCACCATGGTATGCACCAGCTGGTTTAAATCGCGGCGGATTATCATCGGTAATTGATACATATCAATCGTTATCACAAACTGATCGAGATACATTGTATCAAGCACGCGTTAATCCTATTGCGAACTTCCCTAATGATGGAATAGTAATTTGGGGTCAAAAGACACTACAAGCCCGGCCAAGTGCATTAGATCGAGTAAATGTGCGTCGTTTGTTAATTACAATTAAAAAATTCATTGCATCGGCAACACGTTATTTAGTATTTGAACAAAACACAACACAAACAAGAGACAGATTTTTAGCAATTGTTAATCCATACTTAGAACAAGTAAGATCGCAACAAGGATTATCAGTATTTCGTGTTGTGATGGATGCAAGCAATAATACACCAGATTTAATTGATAGAAATATCTTATATGGACAATTGTTTTTGCAACCAACAAGAACTGCAGAATTCATTGTTTTAGATTTTAATATTCAAGCAACTGGTGCAACATTTACTAAATAATAAAAAATAGTTTAAAAGGTAGAATTAGTTCTACCTTTTTTACTGTACTTATATTTATAAGAAAATACAATAGGATATAATATGGCACTACAAGATCAAGTAAATGGTAATTTAACGGATTATGCTGGAGAAAACCCAGCTGGATTTTATAGTAATGCATTTTCATGGGAGCCGAAAAAACAACATCAATTTATCATGACAATTGGAGATGTTCCTGCATATTTAATTAAGGCATCTGCAAAACCTAGCATAGCAAATGGTGAAATTACTTTAGATCATATCAACGTTCAACGTTATGTAAAAGGAAAATCCGTATGGAATACCATTACGGTATCATTGTATGATGCAATCGTACCATCAGGTGCACAAGCAGTAATGGAATGGATTCGATTACATCACGAATCAGCTACAGGTCGAGATGGGTATTCTTCATTTTATAAAAAAGAAGTAAGATTGAAACAACTTTCTCCATTAGGTGAAGTAATTGAAGAATGGATTTTGAATGGAACATATATTGTTGATGCAAATTTTGGATCATTAGATTGGTCAACGGAAGATGTAGTTACTATTGAATTAACTCTTCGATATGATTGGGCATTCTTAAGTTTTTAATACAATTGAATTTTGGGGTTATAATGCCCCATTTTTCATGTTTACGTATATTTATAATAAAGTTATAAGGAAATTTTACATATGAACTCAGTAACAGATCGAATTGCAAATCAAAATATTATTGAACTTGCAAAACAACAATATGAACAATCTAAACGAAACAATATTCCATATGAATTAGTATCATTGCCTTCGGCTGGTAAAATTTATCCTGCCAATCATCCGTTACGCAGCGGACAAATTGAAATGCGTTACATGACAGCATATGATGAAGATATTTTAACTAACATATCATTTATTCGAGAAAACATTGTTTTAGATAAACTTATTGAAAGTTTGATTGTTACGGCAAATATTAATGTTGAAGATATTGCACAAGCCGATAAAGATGCATTAATTATACAAGCTCGTATTTTATCATATGGTGCAGAATACCCGGTGCAAATAACAGACCCAGCAACGGGTAATATGATAACCAGAACTGCAGATTTAACTAAATTACAATTTTTGCCATTTAATTTAGAAGCTGATGAAAATGGAGAATTTGATTATGCAATAAATGATAAAACTACAATTAAATTTTCATTTTTAACACAACGAGAAACCAAACAAATTTCACAAGAACACAATGTATCTGGAGTATTAAAAGGTTTAATTAAACAAGTTAATGCATCAAGATCTGCAAATGACATAGAAAATTTTATTCGTTATGAATTTTTAGCACGAGATGCAAAACAATTTCGAGAATACGTACAAAAACATACACCGGGTATAAATTTAGAATTACAATTTGAAGGTGAACAAGGAGGCACCTTCACTTCTAAATTTCAAATTGGATCGGACTTTTTTTGGTTTTGATGCAACTGATCGCAAATTGCTTCACAACATTCTATTTGATTTAATATGGGCCGGCGAAGGCCGATGGGATTGGAATACTGTTTATTCGATGCCAGTCTTTTTAAGAAGATTTTGGATTAACAAAATAAATGAAAAATTGCAACCTGAATCAAAACCAAAAACTAATATAACACGCGGACCTACTATACAAAAAAACAATGTATAATATTTATTGATATATGCAAGATACAAGTTTACATATCATACAACTCAAACAACAGACTCGATTGGGTAAAGATATTCCTAATGCTACTACCGACGCAAAAAATCAATTAGATGCTGCATATTCAAACATACAAAGTAGCGCTGGAAGTATTCTTGGCGTATTTAATCAAGTATCAGAAGCATTATTAGATTTACAAGACGTGCAAACATCGGCTGCTACTGGTATTAATAAATTAGCAGGAAATGTTCAAGTATTAAACAAAGCATTTGCTGATAATGTAGAGCAAATAATAAAAATATTTCAACGAAATAACGAATTACAAAAAACATATGGATTAACAGAAAAGGCTGCCCAAGATTATGGATTTCAACTTGATACATTATCAATTAAATTGAACTATGGTCGAGAAGAAACAGAAAAATATGTTAAACAATTAGGAGGTTTAACGGCCGGATTTATTGCTGCAGAAGGCCAGGGTGGATATTTGAATGAATCACTAATCAAACAACAACGTTATTTAACTGATATTGTCGGCGTATCAGAAGAAGCTGCCGAAGCAATTATGGAAATGAATGCCGGTATTGCATCTCGCGGAGTAGCAAAAGACGCAGAAGTAACGGCAAATATGCTTGAAAAACAATTGGTTCAACGTGCAAATGAAGCAAAAGCAATCGAAAACCTTACAGGACTTAAAGGAGTACAACGAACAATTGATGCAGAAATAGCTGCAGCTGGTTCTGAAACTGCATTGCAATATAGTAGATACCCCAAACAATTAAGTATTGCTATTATGAAATCCAAAGCTTTGGGGTTATCCATGCAACAACTGGCAAAAACAGGCGATGATTTATTAAACATTGAATCTAGTGTTGGCAATGAATTAGAATATCAATTGTTATCTGGAAAACGATTAGTTGATACTCAAGGAAATAGTTTGACAAACATGTATCGACAAGCAACATTGCAAGGCGACATGAACAAACAAGCCGATATCATGAAAAAAATCATGGATACACAAGGCGACGTTTTAGAAAACAACATGATGGCTCGTAAACAATTGGCAGCAACATTGGGTGTTGAAGAAAGCACAATGGCTAAAATGGTGCAAAAACGCAAATTGTTAAAATCAATGGGTGCTGAAAAATTATTTGATTTAACTGGAGAAGCTTTACAAAAAGAATTAAAAAATCTAGGTGCTAGTCGAGATGATATAGCAGAAATCATGGAGCAGGATGATACGCGTACTACACAAGATCGCATGGCAGAATCGCTTCGTAACATCGAAACTAAAGGTATTTTAGCTCATTTTGCAACCAAAACCGACGGTAAAATTACTGGATATAACAAAGATACATATAATACCATGTATAATAAGTCAATTGAAACCATTAATACTAGTTTAGGATCATTTAAAACTGCAATGGGAGCAACTGAAGATGGATTAGCATTAACTAGTAAATCCGTATTTAAATTCAACGAAAATCTTGCGCCAGCCATAGGTAGTTTTTCATTGCTCAATCAATCCATAACGCCCGTAACTACTCAATTAAACGCATTGGCAAGCGCAATTCCCGTAATCGGTACTAAATTTAGCGCAGCAATGACACTTCTTAATAACAAAATTACTGGTTTAACTGGTACTACATTAGCTAATATGACAATGGGTACACATGGAATTCCTACACAACAAACCCCACAAATTCCAGACGGAATCATGATGAATGATGGTTTTGTTACATTTAATCCGCGCGATAAATTTACACGAGTTAACGATGGTATGACAGTTGCAGGAACCAATGTTGGCGGAATTGATAGATTTGCTGCTCAAATGGAAAAACGAGATTCGCGTTTTGAACAAACCATGACTCGTTTACTTTCAAACATGGCCACACAAATGAAACAAGCAGTAGAAGCTGCTACGTTAAAAGTACAAATAGATAAAACATTTTCTACAAACACTATGAATCGAGGAAGATATGCCTAATCCTACTATTGGTAATGAATCGCAATTTACTCCATCATATTTTTGGGGAAATGGATTTTCTAGTTTTGATATTGCTACACAACAAGAAACATTAATCGTTGGCAAAAATCCAACATTAACTGCAACTAGAAGATCAAAATCAGTTCCAATATATGATACTGCAGGAAAATTAACAGGATACAGCGATGATGTTGTATCACAATTTAACACATATGGTCAAAAATTTTCTAATGATCCTAAACAAACACCCGAATACAAAGCATATGCATACACTCCTGCAGGTACCGATGGATATTTAATTACATTAAGTAGTACGCAACAAAATCCAAAAATAAATGCATATGTTAATTCAAAAACAATGGCAGGAACGCAAAATACAAACAAACAAACTGGATTTGGTTCATTAATTGGATCGGGCATAAATGCTGCAATCGGCGTAAGTGGTATTTCTGCAGTTTCTCCAATTAGCAATACATTGTTAAATCAAGCTGGTCTTATTGATGCTACATATGCTACTGCTCCATTTGATTTATTAAACAATAAAATAGGAATTGGAGGACACGGCATTTCAGTACCATATCCTGATTTTCGAACTAGAAAATTTTCATTAACAGGTAAATCGTTTGGTGAGGCAGCTGCATCTTTTTTAGACAAACGTATTGATGGACTTTCTGCACAAACACGATCTAAAACCGCACTCGCTGGTGCATATGCAGCACTTGCGGCTACTATAGGACCATATAATGTATTTAATTTAGATGCAACATATGGTTGGGGAAATCATGATTCGCCATCAGCAATACGTGCCGATTTTACACTTAGATCTAATGTTGCATCAAGTTGGGATTTTAAATCATTACGAACCTTACAAAAACAACTAAATGCATCTAGTAATCCGCCAACTACTGGACAAAAATTAGGATACGTATTTAAACAAACTACAAACATATTAGAACGCATAACACCATTTCGTGGAGATCGAATTAACGTAATTGATGTTAATAAACGAACATGGAATGATATATATCGATGGTTACCAAAAAACCCCGGAGATGCTTCTGGATTTGAAACAATTGCTGCAAAAACAGCTGATATATTAGGTATTAATCCATATGGTACAACAAAAGATTTTATAAAATTTTTTTTTACTGGACCAAATTTACATGCTGGAGATAAAAAAACTTCAGATGACGTAATAGTTTTTCGAGCTATATTAACGGCACTTAGTGATCAATTTTCTCCAAGTTGGAATCCTGTTAATTTAATTGGCCGACCTGATACAAATTATCATTATGGTGGATATTCTCGATCGGTAGATTTAAATTTTACAATATATGCAACCGATCGAGATGAATTGCGATTTATATACAGAAAATTAAATGCATTAGCCGGATATACGGCACCAGAATATGTTGATTCATATGCTTTAAAAGGTTCATGGATACGAGTAACGATTGGAGATTATTTTATATCACAGCCTGCTATAATAGATAGTTTATCTTATACATTTGTTGATTCTGATACTACATGGGAAATAAATATTGAAGAAGATCCATACATGAAACAAGTAACACATAAAATAGATATTTCTATGGGACTTACCATGATTACGGATTATTTACCAGAAAAGGGTGGTGCATTTTATACATTAGCAGGTGTTGATGCAATCGATATTACCGGACGTCCATCAAAAACAGATCGGGGCGGCTGGTTAAATGATACTAAAACAATATTAAAAACCGGAGTAGTAACAGCAGGCAAAACAAAACAAAGTTTTATCGAACCTTAATCTAAATAATTAATAGTCAAAAAAGTAAATTATGAGTAGCAGATATCAATCTACATTGCAAATACAAGATAATAATGGAAAACGACGTGCACAAACATGGATATATGCAATTTCAACGTCGACTATTGATGATATTTTTATTAAAACTACAACGCCTGAACGATTAGATAATCTTGCAAATGATTTTTATTCAGATCCGCAATTATGGTGGTTGATTGCAGCTGCTAATGGTTTAGGTAAAGGATCATTAATGATTCCAGAAAATACAAGCTTGCGAATTCCTAGTGCAGAAGGAATACAAGAATTGGCTATACAAATAAATAATACAAGATGAGTGAAATATTTTATACGCAAGTTGATGCAAATTTACAAAAAGAATTGAATGCACGAGCTGTGGCTGCAATACGTAGATCTACGGCTGACATGAATTACATAATCAGTAAAATTGCAAATGTACGAGTAATACCATATGAATTTAATAGCAATGTATTTTCTGTAGAAGAAATGGAACCCGAATTAGGTGGAAATCGATTGCGAACAAAAGCATATTTACCAACCGGACCACTCGGCTATTTAAACACTGTTGCAAAAACTGCTACTGAATTAAATTGGGTTGTAGAAAACGACAAAACTGGAAAAAAAGTATCAATTCCCGTATTACAAGATGTTACAAAAACAAACAATATCAATCGAATTCCGCCATATCTTTCAGGAGTAGAAATTCAAATTGGTGATCATACAATGGGATTATTAAATACGGCAACTATTACGGTTGAAATACCAAATGTTGCTCGAGATTTAGATTTAATTGAAGAAGTGTATATGCGGCCCGGTCGCAAAATTAAAATAGAAATTATTTATCCAAATGATGCTGTAATTACAAAAAATGTTTTAGATACTCATACATTACCAAGCAAAGAAAAATTAAAAGAATTATATGGTAATAAAATTGACATTGATGCAAAATTACAAGAAATTTCTAAAATGAATCAAGTATCATTTGAAGGATTAATTGTTTCATTTGATTTAACATACAATGCAGATTTTTCTGCAACATTATCTTTACAAGTTCGAGGTACTAGCAATGTATTACCGGAAGTTACTGCATTTATGAATAGTAACGTTGTAAAAGAAAATTCTAATGGTAAATCTACAACCAATCCAATAACAAATCCAACGGAATATCAATCATCAATATTGATACCAACCGGATCGGGTATTAAATCTTTTTATGATCAATTATATAGTGAAGCTGAATCATATGCAAAAATTAATAATATTTTAATTGCAGATAAAAATATTATTACTGGACAAAATGATGATTGGATTTTGTTTGGAAATGCATTTTCATCAACCAATGTAGAATCAAAAAATGATACAAAAACATATCAACGTTACATAACATTAGGACGATTTATTAACTTTATCAATAAATTTGTTATATCAAAATTAAAATTATCAGTTCCCGTAGCTGAAATAATATGTAATAGTAGTATTTGTAATAGTTCATATTATGATAATATTGTATCAGCTGATCCGTTTAATATTTTATTATTACCATCTAATTTAAAAAAACGAACAACTGAAAAATATGGAACTAAAATATTTTTTGAATCTACTGATTTTGGTGAATGGCCTGGATTTTTAGGCAATGATCGAGCATATCCGGCTAGAATATTTTTAAATTTATCCATGATTAAAACTATAATAGAAGATTTAGAAAAAAATAAAAATAGATCTAGTTATGCAATTTCAGATATATTATCCGAAATTAGTAGTAAAATACAAACCGCGTTAGGCGGAGCAATTGTATTAAAATTAATAACACATCCCGTAATTGATTCATTATTAGCATTTTATGATGAAAAATATTTAGGACAACCAGAAAACACATCAACAGTTATACCATATCATATTCCAATGCATGCTAGTATTAAAACTCGAGAAGAAGATTCATACGGCACAATTGTACATGATTTTAAAATGTCAGCAAAATTGCCAGATTCTGCAGCAACATTATCATATGTATTAAATCAAAATCCAGATGAAGTATCAGAAGAAGATATTGCACCATATCTTAATACAATGTATTCTTTTCGAGATCCTGACAAATTACAAAAAGCAGAAAAAAAATATGCAGAAACGCATCGTAAATATGTAGATGAATTAGAAAAACAAAAAATAGAATATGGAAAAAATATTACCGATAAAACAATTCAAAGTAAATTGGAACAATCGTTAACAAAATATTTACAATTTCCGTATGAAAAATTAGGAAAATCAAATCAAGCAATTGCTCCGATATTTCCGTGGGATGTTTCATTTACAACTGACGGAATAAATGGATTTAGATATGGGGATGTATTAACGTTTGATATACTACCAAATAAATATGTTGCTAATACGGTATTTAGTATTATAGGAATAACTCATACGGTAACTCAAGATGGCCAATGGAAAACAGACATTAAATGTATAATGCGACCTAAACTGGATAAATAATGCGTTTTAAAATATATTATCAGCCAGATGAAATTCAAGAAAATTTATATACATTTGGTGGAGAATGGATGTTGGCTGATACCTATCAAGAATATAAAGGTATATATCATAAATATTTAACGGGCGAAGTATATACCTTAGGTACATATAATGCAGCACAATCTAAATTATTGATACCCTATAAACAAATTAATATTGATAGTTTTCGTTACATGCAACTTCGTCCTGATATAAAAATTTTAAATAATATAAAATTAATATCACATCGACCTATTATATCATCTAAAAATTTAAATGATGGATATATTAATCGTTATTTTGTTCAAAAAATTAATGAAACGTGGATAATTGAAATTAATGAATTACTATACAAACAACTAGTTAATGATGGAATTGAATCTAAATTATATCAATTTGTTTCAATTACTTGGTATATTTCCGGTAATATACAAGATCTTGTTTATGGCATTACAACCAGTACTGGCATCATAACAAAAAATTTACAACAAATACAAAATGCTAGTAAAATAATACCAAATATTACAACAAAATTATCAAATCCATTAGAATTTTATACGGATTATGATTACGTTGTGCCTGCAGATATCAACGGGTTGGATTCGTAACGTTTTTTTCTTATTATTTGCATATGATTGTGGATACTGAACAAGACGTACTAAGCACATTGCAATACATACAAGGTCGCAAAACGTTGTTAGTACCAATATTTTGTAGTCCCACAATTCACGTAGCAGCAAATACGTTATGTGCCATATACATTTATACAGAAGATGCTGTAGAAAGAATGATT